TGCCGCTTTCACTGGTGACTTCTGGATCACTAATACTCATGCACAAGATACTTCACTTGATAATGGTAGATTAAGACTCACTCAAACTTCGGGTGATCTTGATATTGCTGGTGGTCTTGACATGGATGGTCAGTTGAGAATTTACAGTGGTTCCACTGGCATCAACTTCACTGGCACACCAGTATTCCAAGTTGAAACTGATGGTGATACTACGGTCAACAACCTCACAATCAATGGTCAAATAAATATTGGTGGCATCACCAACTACATCACTAACACTGGTGCAAGAAAGTGGTTGATCATTGATACTCCATCTAACTCTGATGGTACAGCACCAACACTTGATGCAAATACAAATTACTTTGTAAAACCAGCTGGAACTGGAATTGTTCTTGTTCTTAAGTTGCCAACATCACCATCAACAGGTGATATGATTAGACTAATTGACATTGCAGGTAACCTGTCTTATAATTGTCAGTTAATTGTTCGTGCTCCTTCTGGTGTTAATATTCAGGGTGATGCAACAGGAACTAACTTAGGTGGTCTCGGTGTTGCTCATACTGGTGGTGAACTAATCGTTAATACACCAAACGTTGGACTTGGACTTGTATATGTTGGTTCAACTGATGCCGCTGGAGTTAGCATTGGATCTTCTGACCAGGGTTGGAGAATTGTAGAGGTATAATAAATGGCAGTTAATTACAACTTTCTCAAATCTTTAAAGGGGACGGCGATTGGAACGATCGTCCCCTGGACTGGTGACATCACTGCTATTCCTAAGGGATGGGAACAGTGTAATGGTCAAAGTTTAGAAGTTACTGCTTATCCATATCTCTACGAAGTTATTGGAAACAAGTATGGAGGCACTACAAATGTAGACTTTAGACTTCCTAATATTCAAGGAAAATCTATTACTGACTACCATACATCTCATGATGCAGGAACATCTTATGGTCAATCCTGGGATATTCCTGATTCTTTTGAGAATCTAATTAATGATACAACTGATACAGCAAACGAGAATAACCTTTCTAGGACATCTCAGATTGACTTATTTGCTTATTTTAATAATACTGTAAATGATATGCTTGGATTTATTGAGGAAGTAACACTCAATGATCCAATTTATTTTGATGGTCTATCTACAGCAGGTAGAGCAATGGGTGATGAACATTACCCTAGTCATGGACATGGTGGTAGCTTTGATGTTGTTTCTGGTCCTAATCAGTGGGCAGAAGCTTGCCAAACTAACGGAAATGCAAACTGCATTCTTTTCTGTCCAGATGACTGTGGATCACCACAGCACAACAGAATGGAAGCAAATAATCCAGTAGATGAAAGACAAAGAATTGGTGTTTTTGACGGAAACCCTGTATCTGGTTCTTATATCACTAGAAGTGGCAATTATAGTAATCCAAAAGGTTGGGCAGCAAGAAGAAATCCTGGACAAAACCAATCAACAAATTACAACTATGTTGATTCTGGTAGCATGGATGTTTTGGGCGATATTTCTGGTAACTGGTCTTTTGCTGCTGTTGATACTCAGTCTCCTTTTGCTAATTTTGTAAATTCTGGTCAAGATAATATGGATGCTCACTTCCACCCAGCAATGTTCTACGAATTAACAAAGGGTAGTATGAATCTTCCAGCAACTCTTGTTGTTAATAATGTTGGGCGTGGCAACGTTGCACCAATCAATAGTTCAAACCAAGATATTGCAACTATTCGTGCAAACACACAAACTCCACAATTAAGCGTCTTACATATCATCAGGGCATACTAATATGGCTACCAATTATTCATACGAAAGAGGAAAGTACGGAGTTTTCCCTGGCACAATTATTGCATTCCCTAGAACTTTGCAGGGAAATGATCCCACTGGAAACGATTTTAGGAATAACATTCCTGCTGGATTTCTCAGATGCGATGGATCAATTTTGAATGGAGTTGATTATCCTAATCTAAAACAAATTTTGGGAGTTGGTGCAAACTCCAAATTTAAAAAAGAAAGTGCTACATTAGATGAAGATGTGCCTGCAAATACTTCTGGTGGTCAGTTTCAATTACCAGATTTAGGATCCAAGTTTATTGAAGCTAATTCATCTTCTGGAGTTTATAGGGGTGATACAATTACATCACCTAATGATGTTGTAACACAAAAAGTTGGTATTGGAGTTGATATTAGTTTAAATTTGGGAACAACTGCTAATATTTCTTATAGTGGGGAGTTTTCAGTACCTCAGCAAACAATTCCTTTCTTAAATAACCAGAATTTTGGTACTACTCTAGGTGTTGTTACTGATGAGGTTAATGTCAATGACTCTAGTTACTTAATGCATGGTCACTATAGTAACTTAGCAGTTTATGGATATGAAAACCCTGGAGAAAATTTTTCAACATCAATGTCAATTGGATCTATTGACCCATCACCAACTTTAGGGGACATTAATAGTGTCGCTATTGTAGGACAGGTTAGTGAAGTTGCTGGTGATCAAGAGAATGCTACGCACTTACATACAGTTGATAGAACTTTCCCATCCAGAAGTACAAGTTCTTCAGTCACTGCTTTTACCGCTGATGGATTCCCAGTTACAACTGAAGTTACTTTAGCAGAAGCAAATACGTTCAAGATGGACGATCTTGTACCTAGATATATCTTAGTAGAATTCTTAATTAAGTTCTGACATGCCAGCAAATTACTCCAAAATTCAATCAAGGTCTGGTGTCAGCATAGGCACCGTAATTAGTGTGCCAAAATCTAAGAACTGGTCATCTTCTAGTAATCCAACAACCGAAGGAAATAACTGGGAAACTGATGACTTGTTCCCTGGATGGTTGCCTTGTGATGGTAGAGAAGTAAATAAGAATGATTATCGCGCATTATATGAGGTTATTGGTAATACATATGGAGAAACCACCAATACATTTTATCTACCAGATTATAGAAGCAGAAAGTTAATGGGAACTGGACCAGTTGATGGTAATGTTCCTGGCGGTGTATCATTAACACCAACTATTACTCCTGGCAATTCTTCCACAATTGCTTCTCCAACCGAAGCTGGATCTGAAGGTGGTGTATATGTAATTGAAACAGTAAGGCAACTACCACCAGCATCTGAAATTACCCCAACAACACCATCTACTCCACCAACTATTGGTGGTGGAGCAACTGATACATTTAATATTAGTACATTTTCATCTTCTGGATTTGGAGATGTTACATCCATTGTTAATAGCACTATCTCTGGTAATGTAAGTTGGTCTGCTGGTCCAGTTGGTACATTCTCAACACCATCTGCTCCACCACATTATCATGAAATTCGTTATGCTCAGCAAGGTGGAACTAAAGCAAAAGAAGGTAGCCCATACGCTGGTCCAAAAGATGTTGGTTTTATGGGAGAAACTCAAGGTGGTCTTTTATCTTTTGATAGATATGGCGCAGCACTTAGAACTCACGCTCACTATTTGAACTGGGGATATAGTACAGAGTATGCATCATATGGAAATGATAATACATATGGAAGTTCTGGACTAGTAAACATTCAAGATCCTGGTGGTTCATTTTCTACAAAATTTGGGACAAGTTTTGGTAACGATAATAACAGAGGAACTACAATTAACAAAACAGTTGATGTTGTAAATGATCTGGGAGTTTTCTTCAACATAGGAAACTTCACTCTATCTGACGCTGCTGCACAAAACTTTGATGCTGCACTTGGAGTTAGACTACAGGCAGCAGAACAAATGCCAATGATGCAACCATACTTTAGATTAAAGTACATCATCAAGGCGTACTAAATATGGTATAATATTAATCTACGAAGTGATTGGATTATGACAATTAGAGCAACGGCACCTGTTGTGCCTATCAAACCAATTGAATTGATGGATGGGAAATATGATCAATTCATTGGTGTATATGAAGATCATGTACCTAAGTTTATTTGCGATAGATTGATCGATACTCTAGACAGGTATATCGATACTGATATGTCCAGTGGTGATTATAGAACTTCTGGTCTAAATGAAGAAGCAGTTGTGATGGATGGAACCACACAGTTTTCAAATAAATCTCTTGGTAGAAAGGATAAGGCAATCCTTTTACAATATGCAGACATGACATTGCATCAAGAGGTTAACCAATATCTCAATTCATGTTATCTTCATTATGTTGAGCAGTATGGATTTGTTGGTCCTAAATTGATTAGTTTTGATCAGAAGATTCAACGTACAGAACCAGGCGGTGGATATCATCACTGGCACTGTGAGAATAGTACCTGGGAGATGGCAAATAGAACTCTTGTCTGGGCAATCTATTTGAATGATGACTTTGAAGCAGGAGAAACAGAGTTTCTACATCAACACGTTCGTCTAACTCCCAAGCGTGGAACTGTTACTATTTGGCCAGCAGCATGGCCCTGGCAGCATCGTGGAAACCCTCCTATTAACGGGACTAAATATATTTTGACAGGATGGTACGTTAATTGCCCAATTTAAAATGTCTTCACCCAAAATTCAACTAAACACTCTAGACGGTTCTTTATGGTATAAAAACCGTGTTGAGAAACTAAATGAAGAGGAACTCGCTGCGGTAAAAACATCTGCTGGCGAGTTCTGGTGGACTGATAATGACCAGATGACACTTCTTACTGTGAACTTTGACGGTTCATATGTCTGCGAAAGACGTAAGAGAGTTTGGAGTTATCGTAACGGAACTTACACTTATACAAATTATAAGTTTGTAGAACCATCAGAATCACAAGTATTAGAACTATCAAATAAACTTCTCAAAAAATTTGAGGAACTTAGAATCTTACGATTGAGAACAGAAACAGATAAAATTTCTGGGGTTCTTTCTAGAGAATATAATGGACTCATCAGCAGTTTTAAGTCGTTAAGAAATCGTATGCTGATTGATACTGATTGGTCACAACTTGCTGATGCGCCATTGTCAGATGATGACAAAGGATTATATCGTGCATTTAGACAATATCTTCGTGATATGCCAGAAGATCCTGCTTGGATGAGTAATGATGTATTCCAAGTAGACTTTCCAATTACACCTAAAGTTTATCTGCAGAAAGATCCAAATAGAGAAGTTGAATATCTATCTGTTCCAGCACACTTTGAGAACCAGGCAGCATTGAGAGCTAAGTATAATCTTGCTAGAGTTTATAAGCATCTTGGACTTCCTGGACTCCATGTTTCGGAAGAAGAATGGGAACAGTCTGGATATGAAGATCTCAAAGCAAATCTTAATAAGTATCTTGCTAAGATTAATAAAGATCTGGAGTTTACAGTTCAATTTAAAGTTATTGACGAAGATAGACCAGATAATTATGGCGAGGTTACTGGACAATCAACACAAGTTACTATCGACGAGCTTAACCAAAAAGATTTTAGTTAATTAAAAATTATGGATTTCTGTATTATTGATGTTTTTGATAAAGATTCATATGAATTGAATTTTCTACAAAACGCTTTTCGTGATGCTCCATTTTCTCCTGGGAAAATGTTAGTTTCTGAAGTAGATAAAAAAACTGACGATCTATTTTTAGATACTAAGAATAATCTTGAAATGGATAGAGATTCTGTCGAACCAGGGCACAAATACTTCGAGCATTACAGGAAGAATTCATATTACGGTAGATGTTTTGATACCGTAAAAACTGTGATAGAAAAGCATGGTCCTTTGAGATCACATACGATGATGAATCGCAATAACGATTTCATCTTCTCGAAGTATCTTGAAGGTGGTTATTATCATCAACATGTTGATAATCAGCGCATGGGTAGAATGCGTACTGATTATAGTTGCACATTGTTTATCAATGAGCCAGAAGAATATGAGGGTGGTGAGTTGTGCATTGATATTGGAACTCATGAAGTAAAGTATAAACTAGAAGCAGGAAAAGCAATCGTTTATCCAACTGGCATTAGACATCGTGTTGATAAGGTGACATCTGGTGAACGTCATGTATGTGTGTTTTGGATTGAGTCAGCACTGCAAGATGTGAGAATGAGAGAGTTGTACCGTGGAATTGATATGATGGTAAATAAATACCTCTACGAACCTGATGCTGCTGATCTAATCTCAAAGAAAGGATTTGAATTGCAGCATCACATTATGCGTCACTTTGCACAGTATTCCTAATGAGAGTAGTAGAAGTTCTAGAGTTTACAAGATTCATCGAGCATTATTGTCAGACCAATAATGTTGCTGTCTTGTACTATGAAATTAACTGTAGAGAAGATAGACGCGACGATGTTGTAGCGTTCTATGATGGTAAAATTGATCGTCTTTTGTTGAATCCAATGAAGAGAGACGATGATAACTTTATTGTATTCCCAACAGACTTGGAAGCAATCCAGTATGCAGAAAGCAATTTCCCATATGAATCTGACTTAATTTCTGCTGGAACTGATCCAGAGTTCTTTATTCACTGCCGTGTGTGGCATCAGTCTGGTGCATTTAGTTGGGAAAATAAGGACGGCGGAGTAACAACAATTCCAGAAGCACAGCCACCTGCTTGACAAGGGGTTGACACTCATGCTATGGTAGCAAGGCATTTGTGAAACAGCATGAAAGTCCCCACGCAATATGAATTGACGCACCTGCAACTGCAAGCGATGCTCCGTGATCACAATATCCCAGAAAGCGAAGTAAAGTATCTGGGTGAATTTGAATACACTGCTGAATACACAGCACATCCAGAATATCATGGTTATATGATGCATTGGTATCGCATTGGTAATGAACATGAGGTGCCTGTCTGCGACATCGCATCCATCGACCGAACGGACGAGGACAATTGAAGAACTGTCACACTGGGGTCGCAAGACCCCTTTTTCATGCCCTATAATTATCCCATCAACGACGCACCGCATGACCCTGACCC